ATATTTCTTCTTCATCTTTTCCTGTAAGGAATTTAAAGTTAACCTCTGCATTTGTTACAGGCAGTTGAAAGCTGAATAGATTTACTCCTGGTTCTACTGGTTCAATTTCTAAATTCTTAAGCGGCAGCTGTGAAAGATCAAACGTGTGTTCAAAATTCTGATTACACTCTGGACAGGTTATTGATGTACGGTAATCTGCGCCGTAACCTGTTATTCTAATTGCTACAAGCAGAGCATTTCTATCTCCAGAAAGCATATTCTGTACATTGACACGGCGATCAGTTACACACGACTGAAGCAGTTTTGTAATTACTGTTCCATTTTTAATATAAGCTCTAGAAGTAAGAATATCCTCTTCTTTTGCTGTCATAGGTTTAATTTCTAAAAGCTCTCTTCTGTGAAGAGGGCTGTCTGTAGGATATACTTTTCCCTGTGATGGTAAAGGTACAACTTCTTCTGGTATCTGAATCCCCAATTCTTCTAGTACACTGTCCCTCTGAGACCTTGCACCCATAGCTTGCATCTGCTGGTTCGTTAGTGCAGCAGGCGGACTTGGGTTATCCTGTGAAAAGACTGCATTTCTATTTGTTCTATCTTGTTGTTCTGACATGGTTTACCTTTATGTTATTCAAATCTAGTATTTGGTATAGAGCATGTAAATTGTTTTTAGGTTATGCTCATTAATTTTTAATGGCTCTTTATCCCACTAGACCTCTTTCTATTTTCATTGTATATTTTATAATATATCTCTCAATAGCTTTTTCTTACCCTGGTAGCGTGCCTAGAATGACAAAAGGAACCCGAAGGTTCCTTTTGCACGCGATATATTTTGTTATATTACTTAACTTAGTATTGTAGTACCCAGTTATCACATCGTAGTGTAAGTCCAATTTCCATGTGGTCACCATCTGAACTATAGTCTAGTTCATTATATGCTGCATTCGTGATAAATGCACCCTTACCATCCCATAGCTCAACAACAGTGCCAACCGGATCAAGAAGCTTAAGTTGAACATCACGCTTGTAGAAGTCTGCATAGCCTGCTCTACCAGAGACGCTTTCATAATGAAGTCTAATCCACTCCATTACCTGCTGCGCACCAGATGGAGCAATTGGATCATGGAGTGTGACACTTGTATCAGTGAATGTTGTTCTTCCTGCAACATATCGTGTTGTGTTGATCCAAAAAATTTCTTTTTGGGCTGTCTCGATGGTCGGCCGTGCTGCCATCTTCATTAGAAATGCGTCGATACCCTCGATTAGAAATACCCACTGGTGTTTCTTCTTTGGCTCAAACTGATTTGGGATCATGCTGTTGACTGATAATGTTTCTGCCATTTTTTTACCTTTTTAATTAACCTTATCTTAAATAAATATATCGCTCTTTATTTTAGCTACCCCAAGCGATTAGAGCGTACCTGGATTTGTAACAACAAAGTCTAGTGAGATAAACTCTGCTGTCTTTGTGGGTTGCAAGAAGATCTTTCCACGTATAGTGTTATTTTCAACATCTGCCTGCGTTGTTGTGGTTGTATCGATTACAACCTTAAATCTCTCTAAGCCTTGTCTTTGCTGGATTGATGCTAGCTTAGGCTCAACAAGTGCTGAGAATCTTGCAAGTGTTGATGCTCTATTTGGCTCAAACAAGAGTGTGTTTGCAATATCTCTTACTTCTCTTCTTACACTGATTAATAGTCTTCTCACATTGACTCTATCGAGTGACTGGTTTGCTGCCAATAATGTTTTCTGACCCCAGATGATAACACCAACCTGCTGTTCTTTTGGTTCAACAAGTGGGTTAACGTCCGCACTATATAGTGTATCTAAATTATCTTGATTTAGTGTAGTAAGAGGCTTAATCGCTGATGTCTTACCTCTTGTTATACCGGCAGGAGCAAACCATGTCTGACCAATTCTATCATTTAATGAGTATGCACCAAGAACAACAACACTAGGTGGAACTGTAACATTTCCATTATTACTGTTTAGCTCATCGGCAACCTCACAGTCAGGGAAGTATGCAGCTCCGAATGATGTATCTAATAATCTCTGCCTGAAGGCATCAACCGTATACTTTACATTGACTTGCTGAGCTGAGCTTGTAACTACTGTGTTTAGACCGTCTCTTTGTTCAACATCAAGGATATATAATGCATCAAAGCGCTCTTTGACAGCCTCAAGTGCTCTGTCTGTAACAGCAGTATGTCGAATACCTGGTATTGCAAGCAACTTAATGTCTACATCTGAAGTATTCTTCATTACAGTTACAGCCTTGTTGAAAGCGCTTGTTGTTGGGCCCTCAAGAAGACCTCTATTTGTATTATCCTGTTCCGCCTTAACTGCTACGTTAGTAAGTTCAGCCATATCTTCGTTTAGGGTGTTTGTTCCATCAAACCCACCCTGCATGATTGTTGTAAACTTGAAGAGATTTCTTAGAGTAGGAGTTGCAAGATCCTTTGCAGCATCAAATGCTCTAACATCACCGCTAGCAGTAATGTTACCATTTCTCACATATGCCCACTCATCTGCTCTACCTAGATCTGCAACATCACCTGTAGAAGCTGTTACAACCTGAACATTTTCCAGTGTGAACAAGTTATTGTTAAACTTGTCTGAATCTAACTCACCAAGTTCTGAACTAAATGCTTGGCCGGTATTGCTACCTGTTGACACATTAGCAAATGACGTATGAAAGTTTGGTAAATATGCAGTTAGAGAAGCTACTGTATTATCTTCTCTTTTTCCTGTTGCATTTGGTTGGCTTAAAGACTTTGCTAATCTTGTCTGCACACCCCAATGAAGATCAGGATCTGCCTGAGCAGCCAAACCAGATCCAACACTAAGTGTTTGCCTATATGGTACAGGTGGAACAACTGCGCGCTTTAATACCCCGCCAGCTGCATAAGCGGTAAAAAAATCACCGGTTGTATCGGTAAGTGGTGCACTTCCAGAAGTAATTAGATGATCAGGCCCTCTAAATCCTACGGGTAGAGCATCATCTGGAACTTCGCCATCTAATAGTTTATCTGATAGCTCAACTCTTATATAATTTGACTGATTTGGATAGCTTCCTTCAAGTTCAAGCTTTTGATTTCTTGTATTCTTATCCAAGCTAAGCTTTACTCTCTGATCACCGATAATCTTTGCAATATATCTACCTGATGAAGGGTCTAAGCTTAATCCAGACCAAGAATTCTCTATCACAAGTTGATCAGCATCACTATCGCTAAATGATCTTACGACAACATCGAATGTACCAAATTTATTTGCTGAGTCAGTTGAGGGTGTAACCTGTCTGATTGAAATCTTAATTTTCTTATTAGGATATTCACCATCATCTCTTGCAGCAAGTCGGAAGAGATTATGTGTTACACTACCATATTTCTGTGATATAAACCAAGATGTCTTTGCAGTTGCAAATCTATCTTCAAAGTTCTCATAGTTTGGCTGTGTTGTTGAGCCAAGATTTCTTGCTGCTGAACCCGTTGTTAAGAATGCACAATCTTCTTTATTTAAATATCCCTGCGAAGCATTGGTCCCATTAGGATTTTTAATAATTCCGCTACCTGTAATAACAAGGTGACCTCTTGGAATATCAAAGGCCTGATATAGATAGTGCCCCTTTTCTTCAATCTTTGTAGGATCAGTATTAAAAGCTTTTGCAAAATAATTGGGTGCCTCAGGATTAAATGATGCGGTAATTGCTGTTCGACGCTGGAGTGTTCCAAAGTTCTTAAGAAGTGGTCCTTCAGGATCACCCTTATAGCCATTAAGGATCATTACAAACTGTGATCCTCCATTTGTAAAATCTACTGAACCTGTTACCTGACCGTTTCCATGTGAATCAGCAGCAACAACAGCTGTTGTTGGCATGTCATTAGTTCCACTAGCCGCACCGGATAGTCTAAGTACAACACCTGAAGGTGCCATTACTAAGCCGCGGATGATAGGTGCGGAGCCTGTTTGAAGTGTTGTGCCATCCAGTATTCCGGTATCGCTAAGATATGTAGAACCAGCTGATTCTGACATGAAACAACCTAGGAAGTACATTCTTCCAAGGGGCCCACCAGAGTTTGCATGTGGGTTTGGAGCAAATGCCCCGGTGGCGCTATTCTCATTGGGGAGCTCTTGCCCTACAACAAACCCAGCATTAGTAACCTTACCAGAGTTATTTCCTGCAGTTACTCTCTTTTTTCCATCGCCTATACCTAAGACTCTAAAGTATGTAACAGCAGACGCATTTCTAAGCCACTCAATGACAGCATAGGGACCAAATTTCTTTCCGTCCGTTGTTCCAAAGGTAGCGACAAAGTCGTCAACATTTGCAAGTGTAACAGGCACAAAAGCTGGTCCCTTTTGTGCTGTACCGATTATTCCAGCAGGTATGCCTACTGGGCCTTGTGTGCGCGGACCGCTTAAATCAATTTCTCTTGTTGTTACGCCTGCTGATTGAAGATTTATATCTTGAGCCATTTAAAACTCCCGGGGATGTTGTTTTTTCTGTTTATTAAATATTTGCTGCTTGAATTCTTATAACACATTTAATCACGTAAATTCTACACCTGCTGGTGTGATGATAAAGTCAACGGCGATAAATTCTACAGCCCTTGTAGGAACAATTACTATTCTACCATTCATTCTATTGGCATTAATATCAACTGCTTTATTATTTGAGCTGTCCATGATTACACTAAAGCTTTCGACACCTGCCGCTGTCTGAATAATTCCAAGCTGTAATGTTGCTTGCTTTACAAATGCAGCCCTTGTCTGGATATTATTTGGTTCGAATACAAGGCTTAGTGCTATTCCACCAATAATACGCTTTACTTCAAGAAGAAGCCTTCTAACATTAATTCTATCAAGTGCAGATTTTGCTACTTGAAGTGTCTTTTGCCCCCAGATTACAAATCCTTCCCGGGG